CCAGTTTGAAATTGGTCAGCCTGTGGGTTACGCCCGCGCTTTGTCTGAATACTATCGACTACGTTAGATACGTCCACGATTACGCTAGCTGCATCTGCCAGGATATTGGTGCCTAGTATGCCTTGATCTAATATCATAGCCTGAGCGAAACTAGGCCCAGTACTAAAGTTAATAACCGCGTTAATTACTGGCAGGGTCATAGCGCCCCAGCAAAGTTAAGGTTATTGCCAAACCTGTTATTTTCTTGTACTGCCGTTTGTACTACCTCAATTAATCCGCTGGTCTTATCTATAATCTCTACGGTTACGGTTGAACCTGATCCATAGCCTGCGCCTCTGTTCATATCGGCGCTATAGCCGCCAAAATCTCCTAGTTTTCTTTGGAACTCAATCAGTGATAAATAGGCAGCATAGTTTTCTTGCTCTTGTAATATGGCAAAAGCAGTAGCTCGCTCGGTAGCAGCATCGGCATATTCTATAACTGCATCTATAGAGGTGTTAGGGTCAAAAACTACAGGTGCTACATAATCGCCTGTAGGGATACCTGAGCTTTGTCTAGTGCTAGGTGTTGCCCCTGCCTGCGCCAAAAGCCTTAGCATCTCGCGTATCTTGTCTAAAGCCATATTTAGATTTTCTTGATCTATAAGCTCTTTAGGTTTTAGACTATCCAAAACTGTCTTAATACCTAACAAAGTAAAGTTTTGGCTTTGCAAGGTACCTAAGATTTTTAAGTCCTCATTAAGTTGTTTTGTGGCGCGTTCAATACGAGCTACATCTTTAGAGGCTATGGCATCTTCAAGCTCATTTATGGATTGCTTTACCTTTAAGCGTTGTATGTCATTAGCAATAGATAGTATTTGAGCAGCGCTCTCAGCTTTGCCTAAAGCCTCAGCCTGGCCAATTAGGGCTGCGTTAAGTTGGATTTTGTCCATATCAAAAACATCTTCGCCCTTGCCTAAGGCTAACTGGCCTGCGGCTATTGCCTTGTCTAATTTAGCCTGCTCTTTTTTGGCTTTTGTAGTTGCTAACGCCGCCGCAGCTTGAGTTTTAGCCAGCTTGGCTAGCTCTTTATTACGCTTAATTGCCTCAAGCTCTGCCTTCTTTCTAGCTGCAGCATCCGATACGCCCGTAGCTTGATTAGCTAAAGTCATAGGCTGGCTAAAAGGCTGTGGGCCTTTAATCTCTTTAAGTAACTCAGCTGCGCGTTGTGGGCTAAATCTGCCTAATACGTTGCCAACCGCACCAAAAACGCCTTTAACTATGCCTGCCCCTGGAATAGTTCCTATCTGCTCTTTAAGATAAATAATGCTATCTATAAAATTGGCTAAAGATTTAGCCGCATTTTCTATATCTGTGCCTAAGTTTGCTATACCGTCATTACCACCTACAGAGGTAATTGCATTAACTAAACTTTCTCCAATAATTTCTTTAGCTTTATTAGCTGTCTCACTTAGTATTGCTAATTGGCCAGTATATGTAGCAGCCGCTGCCGTTGCTGCACCTGCAAAATTATTATTTAATTTAATCTGCAACTCATTAAAACTCATAGCAGCTAACTCAGCTGTAGTCAGCCCAATATCATATTTTTTTAAAGCTTTAGTATTACCTAAATATGCTTGAGATAAATCTTGTGCAACTTCTGTGACATCAACTGAATTAGCAGCTGCTACATCTAAAGCCGTGTTAAAAATCTCTATAGATTTAGCAGTTGAGCCTGTAACTGTTAACAAAGCCTGCAAGGCTGGCGTAGCTTGGCCGCCAGTTACCCCATAAAGTTTGCCTATTTTGTTTATGTATTGATCTATATTCTGTTGGTCAAAAGCCAACCCTAGATTTTTTACAGTATTGGCTAGTGTTGCAGCCTCTTTTTGGGCGCCCGTAAACGAGTTAACAGCCGACTTACCAAAAGATACAAAAGCTGCAGCACTAAGGCTTACACCTAATACGCGGCCTAGACTCTTTACACTACCCGTAAGTTTTTTGGTAGCTTTGTCAGCATCTAGAAAAGCCTTTTTACCTAAGAATTGGCTGGCTATATTTACTACTAGATCGGTAGCCATTAGGCAGCTCTCCTTGTATGCTCATAAAACATTTTTGAGGCATTTTCTAACGCCTTAATAACAGCTGCATTAGCTCGCCCGTTATCCTCAGCCCAAGCTCTAAATATCAAACGCCCAGTTAGCTTGCGCCCTGGGGCACCTACTAAACCCTTAGGGCGGGCGTTGACTAGCTGGCCAGTACTGTTTAAGTTTTCTATAAACTGTTTTCCAGCATTAGGGTTAAGTGAGTTGTTATAACCCTTACGCTGAGAGTTATCCCTTTCTTGATAATACCTAATAGTAAAATCTCCTGGGCCGTCTCCTGTGCGATAAACAACGCTTGCAGGTTTATAGTTTGGTTGGCCTTGCGGATTTTTACGGCCTGCTGTCTCATAGATTGCACCCGCGGCAGACTTGTTAAGGATACGGGCTAGGGCTACAAAGCCGTTTTTATTAGGCTTAGAGGGTGAGGTTGAATAAGTAATCCCAGCCTTAGCCTGCATAGCGTTAAACTTAGGGAACGGGCGGTAAGTCAGGTTTTCGGTACCCGATGAGGTTTTAGCCCAGCCCGATAAGACTTGGCCGTCATTAGGCACGTAACCTCTAGCTACTGTAGTAACAGTTTTTAACGCTGCCGCCATTTGTGTCTGAGTCTCTTTAGATAGGTCAGGTGCAAAACGCTTAAGGGCTACGCGGAGCTGTACGGCCCCTTCTAGCTCTACTGGCATTTTGTTGCTCCTTAGCTCTATCGTTTATGACCTTTAACATATTCTTGAACATATACGTATCCAGGTCTAGTAAATACTGGGGCGCGATGCCCGTCTCTACGGCTAGCTGTGCAACCAGGTAACCAAAACTACCGCGCCCCACTATTGCGAAGGGTCATCGTCCAACACCTCGACCTTAGCTAAGGTGTCTAAAAATAACGCTCCAAAAACAGGTACTTCAACGCCTGCTGATCTAAGGCACTCGTGCGCTAGCCAGTAAACATCGCTCTGCTTTTCATCATCTCTAAAGGCTTTATGAAAACCTTTTTTAGCATATAACTCAAAGGCCCACTCGATTTTTGGCGTTATCGGATGCTCCGATACTGTGCCGTCAGCCCTTGTTATCTTAAGTTTTGCCATTGTGTTAGCCCCTTTTCTTTATTCTTATGGTGTAGTTGTAATTACGATTGGTGAGTTACAGGTAAATGTAAGGCTCTGCATTGACTCATCTGCAACAGCGCCATTAATATCTTGGGTGTTATTAACCAATACCGTAGTGCTGTACAGCGGGTTAGTAGTTGAGACTACGCCGTTAGTTTGCTTTAGTGTGAGTGGCACAGTTGTACCCCACGCAGCTTGCAAAGTTGCACGTACTGATCCTGCACCTGAGGCAGCATCATCGTTTAGAAAATCTAGCGTGATTGTGCTGGCCTCTAAGCCTTTTACGAACTTATGGGCTGAGTCACCCATAGCTGTTACTTCTAGCTCGTCAAAAGTTCTAGAGATGCTTGCGCTTGTTACGTGATCTGATAGCACTACTGAGTTAAGAGTAGCCACTACGCCGTTTGATAAGAAAATTGCCATTAGGGCTATTCCTCTACTTTCTGTGTTGTTGTTTCTTTTGGTTGGGTTTCTTTAATCTCTTTTGGCAGGTCTTGGCCAATTTTGATTAAAAATGCTTTTTCTTCATCTGTAAGTGCCATTATGTCTCCTATGTCCAGCTCGTGAGTATGCTTATCTGTAAATCTGCCGTTAGATAGTCACCTGCGGCAACGCTTAGTACGCTAGGCGCGCTAACGCCAGTAACATTAAATACAATTGCGCTATTAGCTAGTTTAGTAAACACAGCTACTATTGTGTCCTCTATGCCAATTAGGTTAGAGGCGTTGTCAAACATTGGTACCGTCATAATAATCTTAAAATTAGCCATAGGCGAGATAGTTGCCTGAGAGTTATTACTTGGCGTGATATATGGATCGGCAGGGGCAACCACCACGGCGCTAGATTGCATAGTGCTAGGCGGGTAGTTAAATACCGTCCATACACCTGGGTTAGCCAGGGCTGCAGCTATTGTGCTGCGTAAGGTAGTTATAGCTGCAGGCATTAGCCGACCATACCCGCAGGTGAAAGATACGGGGCCAATAGGCCGCGCACGGATGCCATAAGAGTGTTAGACATTTTAAAGGGGCTAGGGCTGTAGCCGTCTAAGCTAGTGCCGCCGTTTTGTGTACTAAATCTAGATGTCCATATATTTTCAGCTAGCATTAAAGCTGCAGCGTTAATAGCTGGGGTATTGGCGTAGGTAGCGGTTTTTGTATCGTCACCTGTCATAGTGCCATAAGGCAAGATGCGCCTAAAGTTTTGGTCAGCTGCAGTTTTTGCATATTGGATAAAGCTATAGCCCTGTGGGAATTGCCAGTAATTTAGCTGCATATTAAAGGCAGGCAAGATATTAGCTGTGCCTGTGCTAAATGGGATTGTGCCCGTAATTGTGTAAGTACCGTTAAAAGTTGAACCAGCCCCAGCAATAGTTACCGATTGGCCCGTGGTAAAAATGCCAGGGTTGGCAACCATAACGGTAGCGACATTAGACACCAACGCGGTACCGACTACGGGCGCGCTGTCAAACCATAAAAAGCCGTTTATTAGATCTTGTGCAGCTTGGCAGGTGTCCTCTATCCAGGTATAAGAATCGTACAAAGTGCCAACGCCCAAACTAGCTTTAAGCGTAGCGGCCGTCACGTATGTAGCTGGCACTTGTGTACTCCTATCTTACTTAGGTTTGGTAAGCCTCAAAGGGCTAAGAGGCCTACCAAACTATTAGTGGGTTTTATTTATGAGATATTCAGGCGGCAGATACCGTGCGGGATTTTGGCAATAGTTGCCATAAATCCATAAATAGCAATTTGTACCTGAAGATTAGATACAACATTAACTGACATATAAGCCTGTGGGCTTTCATAAACAGTAAATGCCTCAGGCGCCAAAATAAATGCTGAGTTATCTGCTACGCCAGCGGTCATAAACCGATCAACGTACAGGTCTAATCCGAGCATATTACCGCGTACGGAATTATTGCTAACCATACCGCCAGCGTTAGCTAGAGATGAAGGGTTTGGCTGGTAAGCGTTAAAAATTGGGCGGCCAGTTGTATCTACTGCACCTAATAGTAGGTTGTAAATGCCTGTGCTGCCTACAAAGTTTTGCGCAAAATAGCCGCTGTTTTTGTAAACGTTAGCTGTGCTTTCAGCTGTGTAAGAGATAAGGCCTGCCGCTGTAGCTGCTACGCCTGTGCTAGTAAAACCTGTTGCGTTGATTGCAGTAATTACAGCTTGATCTGTTGCGTTCATATATGCAACCTGTAGCTGGTTTGTAAGCTCGTTGTAAAAATTAGGATCGTTTGTGCGTTCCAATAATTCTACGCTAAGTGTATTCATACCTGAGTACTTATTTACGGTACCAGTTAGATATTCTGTAACCATACCTGTGTTAGATACTGCGCCTGCTTCTGCCTCAACAGTTACAGTAGGTGCAACGCCGTTTAGGCCGCCGTTTGAGTCAACGAGTGAAGGCACGTTGATAGTGGTGCCTGTTGGTGGCAAAACTCCTCTTGAACAGGCATCTATGGCACTTCTTGGAAAGCGTGTATTAGTAACAAACTCGCTTAGATATTGAGTTGGGTTAAATGCAGGGTTAGTAGCAAAGCTATCATCTGCAGCTGTTACATATAGCTTTGACTCATCGCTACCTAGTGCAGCTTTGATTTTA